ATGAAAAAATTCTTAGCATTAATTTTCGCAAGCACATTAATTTTAGGAGCATGTGGCACTAAAGATGTAGAAGAGAGCGCAAAGAAAAGGAAAGATCCTAAAACTGAAGTAGATGATAAAGGTAGAGTTAAGGGAGAAAAGATTGAAAAAGAGCTAAAATAACATTTACACAAATTAATTATTTTACTATACCAATGGTGGGATAAAAGAGAAATGAAAATTCAGAAGTAGAAACAGAACCAGAAGCAACAAATGCTTCTAATCAACATAGTCAACACACTAGTAATATAAGTTTGAACTATAACGATTTAAATGACGTTCCAAAGAAGAAGCTCAAAAATATGATTATTCCACTCGGTATGGTAAATATGTTATTCAGTTTGAACCGTTACGAGTGTTTGAATATAAAAATATTAAATAAAGGGAGAAATTTAGAATGAAAAGGGTTTTGTTTTTAATTTTCTCAAGTTTATTAATATTAGACGCATGTGGACAAGTCGGGGATAACTCGATTAAAAATGATAATAAGAAGTCAAACGCTCCGAAGAGAAATAAGGACTCAGATGCTAAATCAGAAAATCAATCTAGTAAAAAACAAAGCCGTACGTATACCGCTCAACAATATAACGCGTTAGTAGATGATTATAATACTATGATAAACAAACCAGAAAGTAAATCAAAAGTATCAAATAGTGTTTCTCAGTCTAAATATAACACTTTGCTTAAAGAATATAACGCACTTGTTGATGAAGCGTATGAAGAAAACGGATATTAATATTTCATTGCGAGTATTTAGGTTATATAAGGTGTATTAAATTTATCTATTTTAAGGAGACAATGGATGATAATTTTAAATTGCAAAATAAAATTAAATGAAATTGTTTACGAAGTTAAAACGAATAAAAATAATTGCTTCACCTATTCTTTACCTAAAGATATCACATCTTATAAAGTAAGAAAGGTGCTTAAAATTATTGAGAGCAAAGTAGATGAAGACGAAGATTAATATTCCAGGGTAGCAGGTTTACCCTTATTCATTACGGTAATACGCTATTACGTTTGAGTCTTTACGAGTGTTTGAATATAAAGATATATGAATATTACATATTTAAAGGCGGTGGTGCTATAAACAAATGGACAATGCACCTTAGAATACAAATGAATATAAAGACTTAATCTACATATAGGAGAAAAATCATGGAAGAAAAATTTAATAACGAACAAGAAGAAAGACAATTTAGACAATTTCAAGAATACCTAAAACAACAAGAAGAAGAGAAAAAGAAAAAACGTAAAAAAAGTTGGCTATTCGGCTGCGGTGGTTGTTTAGTTTTATTAATATTAATTATTATTGGCGTAACTGCGTGTACTGGATCCTTCGTGAATGAGGTCGATAAAGAAATAAATGAAGAAGGTAAGCTTGACAAAGATAAGGATACAAAAATTAAATCTGTAGGTGAAACTACTGAAATAGATGGAGTGTCATTCACATTAGACAGTGCTTCTTATACAGATGAAAGAAATGAATTTGCAGAAGTTCAAGCTGATAAAGTCTTAAAAGTAGACATGACTATTAAAAACAACTCTAAAGAAGAAATTCCAGTGGGCGGAGATGTAAAAGTTTATGTAGATGGAAAACAAGCTAAATCTTACCCTATCACTGACGGATTGATGGATTCATTATCACCTAATAGAGAAATTAGCGGTTCTGAAGGTTTTGCAATCAATGGCAACCCAGAAAAAATCGAGTTAGAGTTCCAACCTTTAACGTCATTTTCTAACAAACGTTATATTTATGATGTTAAACCAGAATAATTGAGGGCATTCACTTGCCCTATTTTTCCCTCCAATCTGGGACGATTTGGTATAAAAAAACGCCTACATAAGTAGACGTTAAAATTTACCATTTTTAATTGCATTTGCCCATAAAGATGATTGCTGTTTATTCTTGTTATCTAATTTTCTTTGGTTGTTGAGGTCTTTCATTCTTTTATCATTTTCTTCACTGAATTTACGATAACAATAATCGACTTCATTTGAAAATTGTTTGAATTCAATATCGTCTTTAATTTTCATTTTTTTTAAAGTTTTAAACATACAATCACCACCTAAGGAGGAATCTTATTGAAACATTATCTATATACCGACAAAGAATTTATATATTCTTATTTAAGTCAACACGGAAAAGGTTTAAATCTATCTTACAGTCAAATGAACAAAAACACAAGTACAGAGAGCGAAAGTAAAAGCACTGCTAACACAAAATCAAAAGATAAAATTGATGGAAATTCAACAGGAGAGTTTGGTTTAGAAATAAGTGCGGGTATTGCAAAAGGCTCATTTTCAGATGGTACTAATTATAAACTAAAAATCAATAAAAATTCTTTGAGAGAAACTTTAAATTTTATTGATTCGAAAAGTGAAGCTCAATCAGAATTGTATAAAATTGAATTGCACGATTATCTTTATGAAATATTTGAAAATACCGCTATGGGTAAAGGTGATAAAATTTCTTTATATCCAGACAAAAAATTAACAATTGCTGAATTGGATGGCAATCATTTCAAGTTTTTAGAACAATTAATGGATATTTATATAAAATCTGAAACATCAAGTTTTATTGGTATCGATAAAAACACCCGAGAAGAATTCACAGGTATGAAAAAAGATTTGAAACCCTTAGAAAAAATGAGCGCGATTATAGATAAATTGGTTCCTGGAGATTATAAAATAATACTCGATCACGACAAACAATCTTTAATCGGTTCACTTTACAAAGAAAATTTAAACGTGCCATTTAAAGAGCTAAAATACTTTTATGCTCAAAGTAAATTAAACGTTGTCGGAATAAAAGCTAGCAAAATCGAATTCAATAAATTTGAATATGAAAATGTGTTTGAAGTTATACAATTAGACGTTTCATTACAAGGACCATTATTAAATGAATTGTTACCGAATGAATCAATATATTATTTCAAACCTATTTTAATTTACAGTAACATTTAATGAATTTCGGGGTAGTCCGCCTACCCTTATTATTTTTTACCTTTCTAATTATCAAAAAAACGCCACTTTAAAAGTGACGTTTGAAATGAGATATTTAACTTGCTTGCATGCTAACTATAAATTACTAAAATGTAATTAAGTTATTAATATATTTATCATAAACTATTTTCTTTATTATCGAGTAATGGAGAAAAATAATACAATTTAATAAATAAACAGAAATTAAGAACATATAATACATTAAGAAAAATTGTTTGAAAACAAAGGAAATAATAAAAAATACTAGATTAAAAATAAATTAATTTTTTAAATTTTAGTTTTATATAGAATTTAAGATACTTTCTAAATAAAAAAGACCCTTAAAGGGCCTTTTGTGCACTGATTATCGGGCTCATTACACAAAGCCTTTGTGTATCCCAAACCATAAGTAAAGGACGTATTTCAAATATATATTATCATTACAGACAACTAATGACAAGTAAAATATTTATTAGGTTGGATCATATATCAAAGGATTACTTCTTATTTTACCTATTACAGCAGAATCATTTATTACAAATGCTGTTAAAAATTCTGCCTTATCTTCACCAGTCATACGTATCACCACGACATATCCATCTGGTGTTAATAAAGAAACTCTTCTACTCTTATCGCTTTTTTTGGTTTTACTATTATGTCCCTGATAAATTGGTATATTATTATCTTGTAAAACTTGTTTTATCCATAATATTCTTTGTGCTCTATTTGAGTCAAATACATCTTTCTTATTACTTCTTCTATTACTTCTACTAAAAAAAGCATGGTCAAAATGTCTAGCATAGAATTTAACGACAATATTATGACAAGTTATAATTTCTTTTTGACAATATTCTCTTTCAAATAAATTTCGATATTTTTCTTCGTTTTTTAAGTAAGTAAGTTCGCTATACATTTTCATTCAACCTTATTTGAAATACATTAAACTTTTTTTCACTCGAAGGACTAGATTTAATACTCTCACCAATATGTTCCTCTAATCTTTTTTTAAATTCATATTTCGTATTATCTTTTACATCATTATTATTAAAATGAAAGCTAACAACACCACTTAACAAATCTGCTAATTGAATAAAAACTGATTCTTCTGAACGGATTGGTAAAACATCTATTATTTCTCCTTCAGACACATAATTCAAAATTTCTTTTAACTTTGGTAGTCTATTATTATCTTTATTACTTTTATAATCTAAGTAAATATAATAATTGTCATTACTCATACACCATTTATCCAGTAAATTGAAATAAAATTTATAAAAACCTAATTCATTATCAGAATTATGATATTTCTCTGTGTTAACTTTTTTTGTATTTACTACAATACATCTAAATCTAATCTTCCTATTGCCAAAAAAGTAGTCTAAGATTTCAAAATAGAATTGCTTTCTGGAATATGAAACTTTATTCCATTTAAATTCTCCACCTATTGAATGTTTTCGCTTTAAATGGTCAATTTCTTTTTTTACTATCTTATGATCTTTTTTATCTAACCATATACCACCAATTACTATATATCCACTTTTATTATCTTTAAATAAATTTTCTAAACTGCTTTCATCACAATAAACTTCAAGATTCCTACTAACCATAATTTTCACCACTTTAATATAAATCTTTTAAATATTATATCAAGTATAATAAAAATAATAAATATAACTAAACCTTATTTAGCAATTTCTATCATTTTCTTACTCACTTTAATCATATTTTTTAAACTTTTATTTAAATAATTGTTGTAAATATGTATTGTCAAATAAAAGATGTTTTAATTTTGATATAACCATTATGTTATTTTGTTAACTCCTTTTCATTTATTTAGTACTATTTCATATAAATTTGATGAGTTTTAGAACCTTATTTATGAGTTCTTCCTACTATGTTATATCGTTCTTTACTTTTAACCTAAATATTTAATAACGTAAATAATATGAGTTGTTCGTTAATAAATGTAGTCCCAGTTCAGAGCTACATCTTTTTTTGTGAATATCGAAGCGGTTGCTATATTCATTTACCTAACGTCGCAAGTTGCGACATATGAGGAAAGTTTCATTTACATATCTGTGGGGTATTCTTTTTGTTTTTATCAAACTACTTCCCTATTTTAAGGTACTGCTTACAAGAGTACTTTTAAGTCCGTTTGTAACTTTATGAAATATAAAGTTTTGACAAGTTATAAATTAAAAAAACTGCACCCAAAGGATACAGTCAATTTATTAAAGGATACTCATTTTGAATAGTAAATTTTAGTAGCTATATAAATTATCTTATAAATGGCTCCAAATGCAAATAGCAAACGCTTACTTTTTATAAGTAAAAATTTTTCACGTCATACTTACATTATTTTTCAACTTTGCATTATTTCTATATAGTATCAAGATAAGAAGAAACTCGTTTCAAATTCGCTTAAATATTATGTCCTAACTGAATCACATACGCATAATGGTAACTATTATGATTTTTCAGTTAATGATTTGAAATATCATCTTGAAGATGAAAAAAACACAACCTATTATGGTCGTGTCCCTCTAGATGCTGAAGATAGTCAACGAATTAAACTATTGATATATAACTATCTAAATACAAAATATGATATTTTAAAGTCGCAATTAAACGCTTTATATAATAGTGAAACTATAAGTGAAGACAAGTACAATAAGATACTTGATGAGATAGAAACTATTAAGCGATATATTAAGTAGGTGTTCCTATGGCAAGTTACGATCAGATATCTAAAAACAATTGGCGTTATCGTATTTCACTTGGTAAAAATGCAGAAACTGGCAAATATGAATACATCTCTAAGACTGGCTTTAAACGTAAATCAGACGCTAAACATCAAGCTGAGATGATAGGGCGTCAATTAAGAAATGGTGACTATATTGCCCCTTCTTCTAGCACGTTTAAACAAGTAGCTGATGATTGGCTTAAACAGTATGCTAATGATGTAAAAGTAAGTAGTGTGAGAGCACGTGAGAAAGCCATACAACACGCCATAGAGCGTTTTAATACTAAACCAATACAAACTATCAAGAAACATGATTATCAACGCTTTGTAGACGATATAAGCGCACAGTATAGCAAGAATTATGTTGATAGTATTGTGGCTTCTACAAATATGATATTTAAGTATGCGTATGATACGAGATTAATAAAAGCTATGCCTAGTGAGGGTATTAAACGACCTAAAAAGAAAGTAAGCGTGGAAGAATTAGAAGATATTGAGATACACAAAAAGTTTCTTGAAAAAGATGAGTTATTTCAATTCCTGAAGGTTGCTAAGTATCACCATTCACCACAAAATAGCTTTGAAGTATTTACCACATTGGCATATACAGGCATGAGAGCAGGCGAATTATTAGCGTTAAAATGGTCTGATATAGACTTTGAGAACAACACGATTAGCATTACTAAGACTTATTACAATCCGAATAATAATAAAAAGCATTATCAGATACTTACACGGAAAACTGAAAGCTCAATCGGTAAAATCACAGTCGATCCCCACGTGATTCAATTACTCAAAGATTATAAGGTAAACGTCCAGGACACATGGAAAAATGAGCTTTATGTAGATAATAATTTTGTGTTTACTGATGTGAATGGTTATCCACTTGTAATTAAAAAACTGCAATTATGGATAAAAGCTATACTTAAAAAGACTGACATAACGAACAAGCAAATAAGTACCCACTCGTTCAGATACACACATTACGCCCTACTTATTGAGGCTGGCGTACACATCAAAGAAATACAAGAACGCTTACGCCACAAAGATATAAATACCACAATGAACATATACGCAAAGATTACCAACTCATACAAAAAAGACGCTTCCCAAAAGTTTAGTAAACTCATGGAAAACGTCTCAAAAGGATTATTTTAAAATTTCTACGACCAAATTATGACCATTAAACATTTCAAACGTTGATATAACGGTGTTTATTGGTCTTTTCACATCATGCCTGGCATTAAGTATCATATAAAATAGATATAAATAGAAAGTAAAAAGCCTATTATATCAACGTTTCATAATTTTAATATCCCTATTATTTTTAGTTTTTCTATTCTGTTATGTCATAATTATGTCATGACATAACTTCTAAGTAAAATATGTCGCTGCCCTTAATGACCACAGTTGATTTACCAACAAATACATAATTTGCACCGTCAGAAATTTTTAAATCATGTATGTTATCTACTTTAACATTTGTTACTCGTTCAGAATGTGGATATGAATATTTAACTTCTTTTAATTCTTTAACTTCTACATACTCATTATTTCTTAAATGGATAAAACAATTCATCATAAAACCTCCTTATATACACATGTAATTATACACTCTTCGAACTATAAATAAAAGTTATCACATATACCATTATCTATAACTTTATGTTATAATATAGGTGTATCAAAAATCTATTAAATTGATACATCAGTTGTATTCGCCTGCTTTCAGTTGAATACTCCAAATGTTTTTATCTTGGTAGTTTTCTTTAATTCCTTAATTGACTTTATTGTCATTAATGCAAATCTTGAAATTTAGGTTGTTCTTGAAATCTTACAATCGGAATGTCTGAAACGTCACATTTATTTGTGGCGTTTTTTTAATACGCTCATACATAAAATAATTTCTCACTGCAACACAGAGTCTCTCTCAGCGTCAAAAAAAGCCCTATTTTATACAATAAGGCTTTAATCACTAACTTCTGCAAAGATCGTTAATGTTTGATTCATTCCATTATCATTAGTAACTGATACTATATTATAATCTTTTCCATTATATCTAACATACTGACGTGGATTAATTCCTTTTCTATATCGAATAATGAAACGGATATTTTCTTTATTTGCTGTAAGCCTCCACTGTTGAAATTCATTCCCTTTCATTGTTTTAACATCTGCCCAAGGTGTAGCAATTACAACTTTAAATGAGCCAAACGCCTCAGGACTATCATTTTCCTGTTCTTCTAAGATTTCAATTTTATTATTAAAATGATATGCCATTGTTTATCCTCCTTCTTAAATTACTCTCCGGCGACTAATTTGGTATTACAAACAAATTGTGATACGTATCAGTATTTTGATTCACCGGTGAACCATTTGTTGGTACGTGCCAACATTTTATAAAAAGTGTTCGATGTCGAACAGTTTTTAAATGGTTCGTTACCGAATCATTTAAATATGACGACGTCGTCACCTTACATTGCTCTTAGGAAACTTTCATAGTTATCAAATAAGCCTACATATGCGTCTAACATAGACGCTGTACCGTCAATACGTCTTTTAGGTGACTGATTCTTAACAGGCACAATGTTTCCGTTTCTATCTGTTTCAATTCCTGTATTCGTTAAGCACCATTTTAATATAGGGTGGTTATTATAATTAATCTTTTTCTTTTGTAAGTCTGCCCCCATATTCTGCATTGGTAAGCTAAGCGTCTTAGCCCCCTGTGGCGTTCTAATCATTTTAAATCCGTGTGCTTCCATTTCATCTACCCAGTATCTTGCTGAATAGTTATCATAATATATCCATAGTGGCGTTATATCACATTCATTCACCATTTCTTTAAACCATTCTGTAATGTCGCTATAATCAATCGTATTGCCACTACATAAGCGTAATAGCCCCTGTTCGTGCCATTTGTCATAAGGTATTTTGTCCTCTTCTACACGCTTACGCAAATTGTCCTCAGGTAGCCAGTACATTTGATGAACATAACGCTGCTCAGTCTGTGGATCTACAAATAATAATGTGGCACAACTTAGGTCAGTCGTAATTGAAAGGTCAGCACCACCGATTGCATACGAGCCTTTAAACTGTGACAAGTCGAATGTATCTGTGTTGTTAATATCATCGAATGTGAGCCATGCTTTATTAGTCGTTTCACGTATGTTGAAATCTTTTGTAAGTATGCCTGTAAGGTCATTAGGATTATTCTTTGCACGTGACACTTTGCGTTCTAAGTCCTCAACCTTCTTAGAAATATGAAGTGAAGGATTAGCCTTTTGCCAACACTCAGGATTTTTATATTCTTCTTTAGAATCTAATTCATACATCATTGGTAAAAAGTTATCATCTTTAAATTGACCGTCTACCACATTGCACGCATACTCATATAAATCGTCAAAGATAGTCCCCCTATGTGTTCCAGCTGTTGTAATCATGATGAGTAATGGCTGTGTACGTGCTGACTGTGATTGTTTCATTACTTCATATAAGTTTCTGTCTTGAATGGAGTGTAGTTCATCAATCACAACTAAATGAGCATTTAATCCGTCTAAAGAATTGGAGTTCTTGCCTAGTGATTGCATTTTGCTAAAGTTATGTGGAAAGTATAAATCAGCTTTACGCTTACGTATATTTCTATTTAAATCAGGACTTTGCAAAATCATCTCATGTGATTGGTCGAATAAGATATTAGCTTGATCCTTTTTACTAGCCACAGAATAAACTTCTGCCCCACTTTCACCGTCTGCAATCATCATATATAGCGCTATAGCGCTTAACATGGTTGTCTTACCATTCTTACGACCTACAAAGAAAAATGATTCAGTATAGCGTCTGTGACCTGTGTCTTTATCTATAAAGCCAAATAGAGCCGATATATAAGCCTTTTGAAATAGTGCTAGTTTTAATGGCTTGCCAGCTAGTTCACCTTTGGAGTGTCTGCAAAATGATTCTATAAATTGAATTGGTCGCTCTGCCTTTCTTTCATCATACACATACTTAGGGTGGTAGTTCATATCTTCAATGAGTTTCTCATACTGCTTATAGATACGCTTTGATACAGTTACACGTCCCTCTTTCATCTCTTGCCAATATTCCAAGATGTAATTAGGCATTTTTCACAAAGTCCATAAATGCGTCTGATTCTTCAACTTGTTCAGGAATAAGAGATAAAAGTTGTTTGAGTGTAGCATTGTATTTTGTAACTGTTGTATTGTATGACTTCATGGCAGGATTTTCTTTTAGATATGATTGTTCGCCCTGTGTAAATACATAGGTTGCACCTTCTTGTCTTACCGTTGTCTTGAGTTCGTTCATGGTTTCTTTCATAAACGCTAGTTCTTCCAGCAAGTCATAAGCGACTGATTTATTTTTCATTTCTTCTTTATCAATTTCTTTTTTAAGTTGTTCTAAATTAATTGAAATACTTTTTTTATTCATAAATTCACCTTCTTAATCTAATTATCTTACCCCTAAATTTTTAAAATCTCGAATGGAGGAAAAGTTAAGTCCAGCACCGGTATCGCCGAAAGCCTATCACTCCGTTGTGTGTGGGGGGTATTAAATTTATTAATTATTCTATTATTTTTTTATAATATTTCCATTGTCATCAAACATCAATTCATCGTCAATTGACTTACTTCCAAAATGTTCTTTATTATGACAATCAATGCACAATGCTTCTAAGTTATCCCAGTTATACGTCATCATTGGATCATCTACATTTGATTCATTGAGCCATATTTTATGGTGACAAATGTCTGCTAAATTGCCACAACGTTCACATATATAGTTTTGTGATTGCATATAAGCGTTTCTGCACTTCTTCCACCTATTTGACCTATAAAATGAACGTGAAATACTTCTAGTCATTGTAATTCAGCCCTAATGCTTTGAGTGACATCAATAAACCGTCAATTGTGCGTTTTAAACGTTCAGAATCTTGAGTTTGTGGATCAAACCACAATTGTAAGATGAATTTAGCTGTTGTTTGTGCCAATGGTACATTATCATCAAGCCATGTCCGACCAGTTGTAATATATAAATAGTTTGGTATGGCTTCAATGAGTGGCTCGATAATGTCATCGTTAAAATCACCGTCAACTCGTAATGCTTCACGACCTTCTTCTAAACTAATAATCGTTTTGTTCATATACTCACTTCCTTATATTTAATAAAAGGACACCAGCTACTTACTGATGTCCTCACTGCTTTATATCGTTTATGCTTCAGCTGATGTAGTAGATAACTTAACAAATGCGTCATCAACTAACACACGTGTATCAGCAATAGCCATAGCTCTATAATCTACTAAGCCACTTCTGAATGATGATTCTCTTGATTGCTCAAGCATAACGCCCTCAGGTAAGTTATAGCCCATGTAGTTGAAGTCACCTAAGATAATTGTGCCATCTTCGATATTGTCATCAATGATTACCTCTTTACCTAAGATATGGCCAACTGTTTCATTTTGTGCGTCTGTGATAAAGATAGGACGATTGTTATTATCCATGACACTATAAACTGTGTTGTATAATGTTGCGTTACTCATAGCGAATTTAGAATTAGCTGAGTAGCCACGTTTCAATAACGCTAATGCTTTGGCAAAGTCAGTATAAGCACCTGTCATATCAAATGAGTTTGCAGCGTTCCATGTGATACCTGTTAAGATACCTTCACCTTGATTTACGCCTGTACCATTGATTAATGCGTAATCAATTGTTTCTACTACTGCATTAGTTAGTTCTTCTACTAAGTAGCTTTCAAATGCTGAGATACTCATTGTCTTAGCTTTAACTGAGATAGAGAATACTTTTAAGATTTCATTGCCTTCAAATTGTACAAATGCTGTATCAGGCTTTTCTGCTTCTACATACTCACCTTCTGTATGCCACATTGCACGATCTGTTGGCGTACCGATTGGAATACGAATCTTAGTAGGCATATTGAAGTTTCTCACATGAGCAATAAGTCCACCTTGAGTACGTGCCTTTTTGATTACTTCATTTAAAGTTTGTTCAGGTAATACTGCACTTGAATTACTAGATGAAGCAAAGCTATCTGCACGATGTTCGATGTCTTGTTGTTCCATTGCTCTATTAAATGTACGTTGTTCTACATCTGAAAGTTTTTGTCCTAACATTGTTTTGAAGAACGCTGAACGATATTCATTTGAGCCAAAGATATTTTCTTTAGGCACCTCATTTTGTCGTGTGAAGTTCATGTTAGTAATTGGATTAAATGAACGTTGCTCAGTTCCTTCATTGCTTGATTTTTCTTTATCTTGAATATTTTGTTTAGCTTGATTTAAGCCTTCAATCTCAATATTAAGTTTAGTCACATCTGCGTTAGGATCATTGTCAATTGTTCCTTTAATTTGTGCTGCTCTTGTTTCAATTTCTTCTAATGACGCATTTCTATAATGGTTAAATGCTTCTTGTACTGTATTAAACATAATTATCTAATCTCCTTAATGAATAGTTTATTTAAATTAATTTTTGCTTGATTGATTTGTTGTTGTCGTATTTCTGCCTCTTGCATTTCACTTCTAGCCTCTACTGATGTTTCAGCATAAGCAGGGAAATTCACGACTGAAAACTCTAATACCTTATCTATCTTGTTGATAGTTCTTGTTCTTGTTTCCACATCATAGTCAAAGCCTTGACTACTACACGTGAAACCGAATGACATGCCTGTCATATCGCCCCGTTTTACTGCCGTATAAACAGAGCGTGCTTCTTCGGTATTAGGTAAGGTTGCCCGAATGTGCAAACCAACATCGCTAGTCCACACTTTCATAGTCTTAGGTGCTTTTGCTAAAGGTAATCTGTTTTGGTCGTGTGACACTAACAAACGTGTATCATTCAGATTTACACCGTCTAATGCATTACGCTTAATGACTTCGGTATATGAGCCATTAGGTGTATTAATGAGTGCTGGTTTATTAAATACGATTGGTGTACCTTCTAGCACAAGTTCATCATCTGAATGATCTGTTTTGATTTCTGCACTTCTAATTTCCTTCATTCGTTTGTCCCTCCTTATCCTGCAACTGATACGCATTAGCGATTTTCTTATTTATATAGTTAAGTGATTGAATCCGTTCATCACCATTTTCTACACGTGGTAAATTGAGCAAGTCCAATGCTTGATTGATACTTAACACGCCTAGTGGTAACAATTCTTTAATCACATTAGTTTTTGATTGGTTGCTTGCATATTGTAATTTAGAAGCCTCAAATATAATACGATTAGCGAACGCCTTTTCACGTTCTGAGAATATCTTTTCAGTGAGTTCTGATGATATTTGTATCGCAAAAGGCTCTATGATTGATTCGAAGAACGCTTGCCAACCATTCTCATCATATGAGCCATTAACGATTGATTCATTGATTCCTAGGTAGTCGTATATCTTTTTCTTCACGACTTCCATTTGAGGTGTATCTATCTGAATATCAGTTACTTTTAATGGTGTGTAGTCAAGCATACTATCCAACGGAATAACGCCACCGTTATTACTCATTGATAAATAGTTACTCATAAAGTTTTCTTTATACTCTTTTAGTTTGGAATCTGATAAGGCTTGATTGTATTTTATGATTCCTCTAATTTGTGCTGAGTTCTTAATCGCTTCACGCATGCCCTCATTTTGAGTATGTGCCAACTCAATAGATGACATAATAGCGTCATTGTTATCTCCTAATAATTCATTACTATTAAAGTGTCGTCTTAATATAGCTACTTCACTTATATGGAAATAAACCGTTTTTCCGTCTTTGAATAAGAATTTAATGTACATTTCATCAGTGGTATCTACCACATATTCAACGCTTGCAGGTGTCAAAGGATATAAACCTGTTAAGTTGCCTCTGCTATCCTTTTGTACAAGTATGAACGCATTGTTAAATAAAAAGTATTGCGTTGCGACTTTATACAGAAAGTCAAAGCTACTCATATATTGGTTTGGTCTGTCTTGCAATATCCGATTAAGTTTAGAATATCGGTTTGATTCATTTTGATTATCGACTACATGCTTACCTGATAGCTTAGCGATATGTCGTGCAATAGAATCTACTGCTGATCTATATACATCACTTTGATAAGCGTCACCTGTAAATTGTGAGAAGCCACTAAATCCTGTATTGAGCATTTCATAGTTTTTTCGTTGTCCTTCTCGTATCTTGTCTAGTCCTAATAATTTATCAATTAACTTCGGCACATTGTCACCTCTTACTTATAATATATTGTTCACGTTCTATTTTAGTACCTGGTACTAATTATTTACTTAAAGTATACCACAAAAGGCTCTATAAAGCCAATTGTGGCAAGGGTTTAGGCTGTTGGTATTTGTTTCCTTATTAATAATTCTTCATTATTGTCCCCTCTTTTGCCGTATGGTTTAAATCCGTACTTTTTAAAATAATTAGTATTTTTAGATGTTTCTGACCATAAACTCGTAGGTACTTTTGCATCATCAGAAATCTTTAACACAATATTCATTAGATAGCTGCCGTATCCCTTTTTATCAGAATGTACAGCATCTATTTCGACCATCCAAGGTACATTGAAACATTTTTTATGTTTTTTGTTAGGTTTGCGCATAGCAAATGCGATTGTACTTTGAAAATCCTTAGTCATAAACATCACAAAAGCCCCTACTGGTAGTAGATAAATCTCGTTATTTTCTACTTGATTTAACATTGATTTTAAAAATCTTTTTTGTGGTTTACTTTCTTCAAATATATACATTTCTAATAAACTTGATTTGAACATTGGTTGGTTCATTGTCACGTTTAATCTAAATTCTAAATCACTCGTCATTTGTTTAAATATATTATGTTCAATTTCTGCAATCGTCATCTTTTTCCTCCTAAATTTTAAATTGTAGCGTTTTAAAGCTACCAAGCTACCTACTAGCTACCTATTAAATCCTTGTTATATCAGCACTTTCAGCGTTTTTGGTAGCCGTAGCTTTATTTTTCTTACTCACACACATATATATTATTTATATTGCTAACTTAAAAATATATTCAATTTCTTAAAATTTAGGCTACCAGCTACCAATTTTGTCAAAACCATTGATATGACAACGTTTATAGAGGTAGCCTAATGGTAGCTTTTGGTAGCTAACCAGCTACTTTTTTTATTCTTCCAAATCCTGGTCTTACAATTTTTGAACCATTTCTTGTGTACTTAACTGAATGCTTCCATTCAAGATTAAAATGATTTTCAATAACCGTGATAAAATCAGATTTATCTATCGGATTTCTTATAAAATTTTGATTACACCAAGCTTTGTAATTAGTGTATGTTTCTACACCAGTATGATTTAAGAAGAAATTTGCATCTCTATATTCCAGGTACTCACTTAATGGATTATTATTTTCTGTGAACATCTCAATACTTCTATCAGATCGTTCGTTAGGTGTAATATATGAGCCTTTTCTATTTAACATATCAGCTAGAGTATCAATTGCTAATTTCAAAATATATTCTTTAGCACTTTCGCTATAAATAATTTCGGTACTTTCTGATACTGTTAAGCGGTCATCATCATTTTTAAAGCTATATTCAAAAGGAATTATGTGCAAACGTTTATTTATTTGGTCGCCACTCTCTTTGAATTTAGGATAATGATTACTAGCAATGATAAACGGCGTTTGCATACGAACCGAACGACTGTCTTTTCCTTTTTGCTCTATTTCAAGATAACCACCTGTGACTGCTGATTTAATATTTCCAGTATCTTCAATTTCCATATTAGGCAAATCATCAACAACATTAGCCATTTTTCCATATATACTTGAACCAGCAAAATTATTATTTGCTAACCTCTGTGGACTAACTGATGAAATTTGACCTCCACTATCAAAAGTAGCTTTTATCATGTGTAATATGGTTGATTTTCCGTTATCTGCCACAGTACCTAATAGATATATAATTTGATCTATGAGTATTTCAGGATATAAAACTTGAGCAAACATTTCGTATATATTTAGCAGTGTAGAATCATGTTCACACGATACTTTTCTGAGTGTATTATCTACAAATTCATTGTAAGCATTAGGGTTATATGATGTCGGTATTTTGCTAGTAAGAAATACATCTGGTGTAAATTCTTTAAATACTTTAGTCTTATAATGTACTAGCCCATTCTTAGTTGCCACATAATCATTATTGATTTCAGTTTTAACGTTACATACATCAATAATATAGTTTCTAACTTCTTTCACAGAGTTATCTTTTAAAAACTCTAAACCTCTAATGATATGGCGTAATCTACGACCTGTTTTATCCATTTCATAAATACCATTTTTAGGGTTATAAATATATATTTCACCGTCTGCATCAGGATATCTGACTATATGGTGTTCTTGCATAACGTATGCTGCCATGATTGTGTGTGCAAACGCAGGTTTTCTATTTCTGTCATTATCAGGATAAATCCACCAAGAACCTTTTTTTATTTTTTTAGCTTCTGTTTCAGCAAACTTAATTTCATAATTCAGTTTCTTATACACTTCATTCTGATTATTTACAGCCTTATCAAGTTCCAACTGTCCCCATGTGGTATTTCCACGCTTACTATCCCATTTATCAGTTAAATTATTATAGTTTAAAAATATACGTTCTATTTGCTGCTTATCTTTATTAGTGTAAAATGCCAAGTAATGCAATAAGCTTTGCACTGCTTCACTAGGACTATCAAAACGTTTTTCATAGTTACCTTTTAATAAATCACTAATCTTATCTTTTTGTTTAGATTTAAGCATAAGGTCGATAACTTCATCATCTGACAATTCGCTTTTATGGTTAGGATCATAAGTTAAAGTAGTTTCAAAATTTTGTTCTTCTTTGAAGAATCGTTCTATTAGATTGTTTAATATTTCTTGTTCTTCACAAATTTCAGATTGTCCAACTGGTTCACCTGTAACTGTCATAAACCTAGCATTATCGTACAATTCTATATCCAAATCAGAACGCTTTTTCTTACGTTGTTCAGGTAATTCTCCTTTAAAAAAGCAATGTAATCCAGTACCACTAGGCGACGTTTCACAGTAGGTAAGTTCTGTCATTTCTAACGCTAAATCTGAATTGATTTGACCGTTCTCATCAATAGCATTATCTATATCAAGCACGATGTACTTATCATTATCGCTTAACATAAAGCCTATACCGTCATATCGGTTATTTTCTTCATACAAGTTATGAATTGCATCGAATATTGTCCAAGTATCTTTATTAGTTGAGCTTGCACGATACCCACCAAAGCTATAAGGCACTTTTTCATATTGTTGTCGCTTATCATTCCATTCAGCGCGCCATAATACCCACTGTGGCAATTCTTTTAATTCTTCGGGTATTTCTAGCGCATTAACTTCAATTATTTTATCTTTTTCTTTAATTGCCATTAAATTCCTCCTAAACACTTCTAAAATCCAGCACGGAATGGTAAAATAATAATGTATTAAATAAGCCATTCCATGCTTGTTTTTTAATTAAATAACTGTCTATGCGTTATCTGATTCAGTCGCCAAACATTCGTCAGATGACGCTTTTTCTATATCTTCTAACACTGTATCTAGTTCTTTTAGATACATACTCAGCAAGTCAATGTGTTGTGTGATGTAAAGGGAGTGTTCGTGGTATTTATAACCATGATTCAATATTTCATCTTTAGTTAACATATGACCACTGTCATGTGTGAAATACTCATCATCAAACCAGCCGAATGTAGTCACTGCACCGTCGATTTTTCTTTTAATAATATCCACATCTTCAATTAAACTTTTAGTTTCCCAATTCATTATTGCTTAACTCCTTAACTAATTTTTTGTTTATTATAGATTTCTTTAGCTTCTAGTAGACTTTCTAATGTACGCTTGCAGTAGTCTATTTTCTCCAAATCTTCACGACTGAAGAAACTTAACTGACTTTGACTTTCAAATATAATTTCTTCTTCATTTTTAATAATCCAGTTGATAGCGTGCATGATATTTTGTTTATTCACATCTAATTTAGCAGCCATTGTTTCACTCCTTTATCGCAATAATTCATCAAGTTCATTCATAAGTGTTTGAACATTTGATTCTTCTATTTCTAGGTCATCTCTGATTATTCTTTGAAATTGCTCTAATGCTTCGACTTCACGCTCATTTAATAAATAGGTATCCATATAAGTTGCTAATGCATTAAGCATTTCATTGTGTGCAAAAGCACGACCTAATGCATATTTTGTTTCACCATATTTAAATGTAACTTGTTTCATTTCTTTTAAATTTTTTGAAATATCCATCTTATTTCACTCCATCAAAATTATTTTCAATTTGTTGTAAAGTCCACTCGATTATTGCTTGCAAGTGTTCCTCACGATCTACTGTTTCAACCCATTCATTATGGCCTTCTTCAAAACGATGTTCGTATTCTGTTGCTTTATCTCCAACAGTTGTCCCTAACGTTGTATAAATATTTTGAATAACGTCTTTTTGTTCTTGTTCCATTTCCTATACACTCACTTTCTTATCTTTAAGTTCGACAATTCTATTAATATCTAGTTCCATACACGCAATTGAGATGTTAGGACTAACCTCAGGAAAATGTTTCTTAAATACATCAGGTGCAATATTTAAAAGTAAATTCCCTTTAACATCTTTCACATTGAACCAACCAACGACGCTTTTTGTAATTACTACTTGTTGTTTCATTTCTTTATCCTCCTAAATTGTGCTAAGCAATTTCTTAACATTAATCTGTTTTAAATCATTGTTGTGTATATCCATATGTGATGTGATTTTCTCCATGAACTCATCTACATCAGATTTCTTAAATCGATAAGTGCTGCCTACCATGTAATACTTTAGCCCGTTATTAATAAGTAGTTCCTCAATCGTTGGTTTACTTAAATTTAGGTATTCAGCTAATTCTTTGTATGTCATAAAGAATTTTTCTCTTGCCAATTCATCTACACGTTGGTTAATAGCTTGTTCTAATAAAGCACGTGCTTCTTCTTCATCAATATTAATGTTGAACATGGTTTATGCCTCCTTTTGTAATTCTTGAATAACACTGAGGTTAAAAATTTTTTCTGGTTTTTCATCTAAACCAGAAGATATTTTTTGAATGGTTTCCAAGCTGGGATTTGATTTTTGAGATTCTAATTTGTATATAGTTGTTCTGCTTATCCCACTTTTTCTACTTAATTCAGTAATGGTAATTTTTTTATTTTTTCGTATTCTTTTAACGTTGTTAACCATGGATAACACCTCCTGTTTTATATAATAATCTATATTGAAATTTGTGTCAACTATGATTTACAATAAAATTAAGAATTTATCTAAGGAGTGATTTCTGTGAATGACTTTGGAAAGAAATTAAAAGAATTAAGAGGCGACCAATCAATTAGAGAAGCGTCTAGGAATATTGGTATAAGTCACACTTATTTAGATAGTTTAGAAAAAGGTATTGATCCAAGAACTGGCAAAGAAAGAAAACCTACAATTGAAGTAATTCATAAACTATCAAAATATTATAATGTTGATTTTTTTGATTTAAGCAGATTAGCAGGTGTGTTTGTATCAATTAAAGATACGCCTAAAGAAGTAAAGCGAGAAGAAATTAACAAAATGAAGAAGAGATTTAAAGAATATTTCAACGATACAGAACTTATTGTTAAGGAAAATTATCTTGATATTATGTCAAAAAAGTTAAGTTATCGTGAAAGTATTTTTTGGCAAAATTTATATAATTTTTATATTCAAGAAAAAGATTCTGATTATCTAAAAATAAAAGATGAAGAAGATACAGATATTTTAACTTTTATAGCTTCCTTGTTTAAAATATTAACTGAAAATAAACATTCTAATGATGACGAAATATTTAAAGACATTTCGAATGATTTTAATAAATTCTTAAAATCGTACTTAAATATTAAGTAGGTGACAACTATGGCAAGCTATGACCAAATCGCTAAAAACAACTGGCGTTATCGCATTTCACTAGGTAAAAACACAGAAACCGGCAAATATGAATACATATCTAAGACTGGATTTAAACGTAAATCAGACGCTAAACATCAAGCTGAAATGATTGAGCGACAATTAAGAAATGGTGACTATATCGCCCCTTCTTCTAGCACCTTCAAACAAATAGCTGATGACTGGATTAAACAGTATGCTAATGATGTAAAAGTAAGTAGTGTTAGAGCACGTGAGAAAGCCATACAGCACGCCATAGAGCGTTTTAATACTAAACCGATACAAACTATCAAGAAACATGATTATCAGCGCTTTGTGGACGATATGAGCGCACAGTATAGCAAGAATTATGTTGATAGTATTGTGGCATCTACAAATATGATATTTAAGTATGCGTATGAAATGCGATTAATAAAAGCCATGCCTAGTGAGGGTATCAAACGACCTAAAAAGAAAGTAAGTGTGGAAGAATTAGAAGATATTGAGATACACAAAAAGTTTCTTGAAAAAGATGAATTATTTCAATTCCTGGAGGTTGCTAAGTATCACCATTCGCCACAAAATAGCTTTGAAGTATTTACCACACTAGCATATACAGGGGTGCGTGCCAGGCGAATTATTAGCATTAAAATGGTCTGA